AATGAACAACAAGAAGAACAGCAAGATTTAGGTATCGAAGTTGAAGCAACACCACAAAAGCTGCCTTTGGCTCTAGGTAGTATTAACCTATTTCCTTCAGATTTAGGGGAAAGGTTTGGACTAGACAAAAAGAGCCAAACGATAAAGATACCTAAAGATTTTAAGAATAGAGTTAAGCTGTCTAGAGATATATATTTTAATGAAGCAGTGGTGGGCACAGTTATTGATTTGATGATTGATTTTTCCACTACTGGTATGGAAAACATTAGTGATGATAAAGAAGCAAAAGAGTTTTTTGATAAGCTATGTAAATACTCAGACATGGATAATTTACATAGGTGGCTTTTTTGGGAGTATCTTATCACTGGTGACGTTTTTGTATTAAGAGGAGAAGAGCAGAAAGTAAAAACAGGCAAAGATAAGGGTTCTACTTATTTTCCTTTCACTGTTCTTAACCCTTTGAATATAGAGGTTTTTGATGGTTTGTTCATGGGGAAAGAAATACTAGGGATTAAACCCAATCAAGAATTTATAAAGCTTTATAATGACAAAAGAACTAAGAATATTGTAATAAATTCTTTACCTAAAGAAGTACGTGCTGTGTTGAGAAAAGAAAAAGTTCTTTCTGCTAGTACTATTATACCTCTACCAGAAGAACGCACATCACGTATAAGTAGGAAAAGACAACCGTACCAAAAATTTGCCACACCGTTTTTAACTAGAATTTTTGAGCCTGTATTAATTAAAAGAGCAATGCGCCAAGCTGACATGGCAACAGCTGAGGGGCTTACAAACTTTCTGATTAAAGTGACTGAGGGGAACGATGATTACCCCAGCACAGATGCGAGATTACAAAGGTTAGCCGCTTTGTTTGCTAACCCAGCTAAGACTAAAATGATTTTTTGGAATCATACTTTAGATATAGAAATGTTCAGACCACCAGTTGATATATTCAAGGATGATAAATATTCTCAACTGAATAAAGATATTATCGATGGTTTGGGTGTTATAGATATATTAATTAGTGGTGGAGGTTCGAACTTCGCTACAGCTTGGGTAGGGGTAATGGCTCTTATTGAAAGATTAGAAGGAGTTAGAAACCAAGTTCGCAGGTGGCAAGAACTAGAGTATAGACGTATAGCAGATGAATTAGGACTTAATTTTAAAAGTGTTCCTAAAGTCAAGTTACATAAAATAAATCTCAAGGATGAGAAAGTGTACTTTACAGTTATGCAAAATATGTACGACAGAGGATTATTATCAGCTGAGACTATGCACGAAGTTTTTGGGTTAGACGCAGACGTTGAAAGAAAGAAAAAAGAGAATGAGACTAAAAAAGGAATTAATAAAATATTTGAACCGCCTTATACTCCTTTCTCTGGGCAAGACCCAACTTCTCCACCAAAACCCCCGGCCACACCAAAACCTCCGAGTAATAAGCCCGGTGGTACTGGGAGACCGAAAAATAAAGTTAAAAATGATTACACTAAACGAGGGCAACCGAGTCCAAAAGGCCAAGCGTCTTTGGATTTGGATTTTCTCGGAACAGAAGGGGGAGAAGTAGATGGCGAGTCTAGCACGACTGAAGAAAGCGGATAAAAAGTTACAAGAAGCTATACTGACACTGAAAGAAGATATTTTGGATATTCCATACGTGGTTCTTCAATTAGTTGAATGTAGACAGAGAGTAAGGTCTGAAGTCAGTTGGGAAGAGCATCAAAAGAAATCAAAAGCCAATTTGGATGAATTGTCTGGGTTTTTAAGTGGTCTATTGGATTCTTCTGCAACCAAGAAATTCAAGTTGCCAATTGGAATGGGAACTCAGCCAATCAAAAGAGAGTTTGGTAATACAGAGAAACCAAAAAGCTACGAAGATTGCCCTGATTATATGTTTGCAGATGAGATGAACTATAGATTGCCGTTGAACACGCTTGATAGAACTCAAGCTGCCAAACAAAATTGGAGCGTTGCTACTAATAAAAATCTTTACACCGAAAGAGAACAAAATTATATATCTGCTAGGATTGATGTTGCACTTGATTATTTTAAATCAAAAGGCAGAATCGTAGAAGACTTTGGGTTTGAAGACATTTATAGAAAGTAATGCCAGAAGACGATAGAAGAGAAACTGATATGGCGGTGGCTGTCATGAAAGAACAGATGGAACAGAATAAAGTAGACCATAAAAGAATAGAAAAGAATTTCACAGATGGTCAAACAAGAATTGAATCAGGTATAAAAAAATTAACTAAGAACATTGATGACTTTACGGAGTCAGCGGATGAAAGGTATGCAAGTAAAACTGTAGAAAAAATAGTATACGGTTTTGTGGGCATTGTTTTAGTTTCATTTGTCGGAGGATTAATAGCTTTAGTATGGGGATAAAAACACATTATTTAATCTTGAAAGGGGGTAGCGTGTTTGAATAAAGTAATTATAACAACCCCTTTTGAAATTGTTTCCTACAGCTCCGCAGCAGAGGGAGAAAGTAAAGACCTTATGAGAGTGAAGTTTGAACTTTGCCATGAGGGAGTAAATAACAATGGAGACAGATTCACCAAGGCTAGTTTAGATTATTCTTATAAGACTATTGTAAACAAGCCAATTAATTGGGAACATGGGGAACCAAACATAGGTGTTGTGACAGCATCATCTATTGAGGAAAGAAACGACGTATCTTATGTTGTGTGCGAAGGTGAGATTTGGAAGTACAAGTACTCAGATGAATCTGAAGAAATCAAAACTGGCTATGCAAATGGGGATATAAAGGTTTCAATGGAATGTTATTTTCCAGATTGTAACTTTGTATTAGGAGATTACGACGAAGTAATCAGTGATAGTGAAGCTTCTGATGAGCTTAGAGAATCAAAAGGCGGAGAATACAAAGGAAAGTTAGTTTCTAGAGAGTTTATAAGACCATTTTTCGGAGGCGTAGGCGTAACTGCCACCCCCGCAGACAAAGAAGCTGTATTTTTAGCAGCAGCCAAAGAGACAGCGAAAGTAGTCTCAGATAAGAAAGCCAATTCTTTACTGGCCTTGAAACTGTTTGAGAATACAGAATTATGCACGTTAGAAAAGGTCACAGACTATTGGGGAAAAATCCACAATGATGTATATGATAACGCACTCGCTAATGTTGTTGGGATAGAAATTAAAGAACATGAAGAAAAGTGCGAATATTGCATAAGCAAAAAGGAGGTTTCAGATATATTGAGTAAGAATAAAGAAGAAGTAAAGGTAGAAGATACTAACGCAGAGGAAGCTCCAAAAGTAGCCGATACTGTGGTAGCAGAAGAAACTCTAACAACTGAAGATGTTAAGTCTATTGTTGCGGAGGCAGTTAAGGAAATTACAGCTGCGATTAATCCACAAGAAGAGTCAACAGATGAAGATACAGAAATTTCTATTGCTAACAAAAGGATTGAAGAGCTAGAGGAAGAACTAAAAAATGCCAAGTCTGAGAATGCGGTAATTATTGCCGATAATCTTGGACTTGAGAGACTAGATAAACTTTCTAAAGCTGGAATTGGTTTCACAGAAGAGCAGCTTTCTGATAAGAAAAAGGTTCTTGGTGGAATGGAGGAAGAAGTGTTTGCTAGTTATTTTGCAGATATTACTGCGGTCAAAAAAGCGAGTGCTTCAACAGAAGTCACTGATACATTCGGTGACATTGTTCCTGGTTCATTGAACCTAGAAGATGATGAAGACAAAACTCTTGACCAAAAGTACACTGACATGTACAGCAAAGAGTAATTAAAAAAATTTAAAAATTTTAAGGAGGGAATTTTAATTGCCATATACAAATCAAAATTACACAGCAGGTGTATATGAAGATATTATCTATATCGAACTCAAAGCCAATGAAACAATGGCCATCATGGATGTTGTTACATTGTCTAGCACTGCGGGAGAGGTAGAAAAATGTCTTGCTACAGAGAGACCTTTTGGGTTTTCAGCTCAGACAGTTACAACTGATGGAATTGATCAGATTGCACTGAACGGTCTCATTACTAGGACAGCCAAGGTAGACGATGTTATCGGTGTCTATCTAAATGGAGGTATCCTAAAGGCTTCAGGTAACGCTGGTGAGAGTATCAGTATCGGAGACCTATTATACGCTTCTGGTGGTAAACTTATCACTACAGCTACGGCTAACGGTACTGCGGTTGCTGAGACAATCACAACTCCAGATGCAACAACTGGTTTGATAACCATTAAGGCGCTTATTTAATCTATAAAAAAATAAAAAACATAAGGAGGTAGATAGAGTGCTTACTAGAGAACAAAAGGTAGAACTTCTGAAAACATCAGTAGCCAGCGAAAATAATCGTCAGGCCCACGCGGGTTCCTGGGCTACTATGGTTGAAGAACAACTACCAGTATTATCAACTGTAAGAAAGATTTTTACAGTTGACCAGATTGAGCCTGGTACAGCTCCTACATACCAATTAGACTTACCATACATCTCTGCATGGCTTATGCCTCGCATGGGTGCGGTTCCTACGAACTTAGTCCAATTGGAAGAAGTTACTATAAACACCTATGAAATGGTGGGTGACGTAGAGTACAAAATTAGAGATGCAGAGCAAGGCCGTCTTAACGTAATTGAGAGGGCACAGCAAAGATTGACTGATTCTATTGTTCAACTTGAAGAAACTGATGGTTGGACTGTACTTGAAGCCGCTGTAACAACAGGAAACACTGTTAGTGTTTCAGGAGAAAGCGGATTAACAAAACCTGTTATTAACGCTGGTTTCCAAAAGATGGAGTCAAGGAGAG